TGAAGATGTCCGTGCTGACCGGATATCACTCCGTGAATCATAACCCTACAGTTGGCTCCAATCTTCCGCTGCCCTTTCGTTCCGCATGCCAAAAGCAGAACCCCAGCAGACATCACCTTGCCAAGTCCGATGGTTCTGATTTCGCAATTTTGCTTCATCTCCCTAATGGTATCGTAAACGGAGAACATCTCAGCAGCAGAGCCGCCATAAGATGAAACGATAAAATCTATAGGCTCGTACTTCTCCACTGCCGCAGATTTTATATCAGCAGGATCAACATACTCCAGGTACTTTCCTGACAAATATAACATATGCAAAGAATAAATCGCTTCTAGGCACCTTTCTTCAGTAATCGTCCCATAAATACCTGTCAAGCGCAATTCTTCTTTTTTCGAGGACTGTGGTCCTCCTAGTCCAAGAAGCGCGGGCAGCATTTGTTGAAGGGCATCGGTCGGATCTGCTTCGCTGTCCGTAGTTTGTTCCGATTCTTCTACTTTAGTTTTTTTTGTCTCTTTCTTTTTTCTAGGGCCAAATGACAATTTATCCATTTCTTAATCCTTTTTCGATTTTGTGTAGGTATCTCATCGCTTCATCCCAACTTTTGAAATCAGCCAGATGTTGAAGCCTCTGTGGTAAGTAGTTTTTAATTGCCCTAACACTTTGAAATCTCCACGCTTCAAGGGATAAATCAACCAATTTATGAGACGCAGTCGCGTTGGGGAGATCCTCTTTGATTTTTTCTAGAATCTTTTCCTTTTCCGACTGAAAGACTTTATCATAATATTTAAGCATCAGCAACATGCCGACGACAGTTTGTTGTATTATCAAGACAGAACGCCCATAACCCATCAAATACGATACAATTCTATAAGACATAATACCAAAAAGAAACCAAAAAGCTGCTAAAATAAGTTGTGTATCCACAAAGTCTCCTTATAAGAATAACTATATTATAGCAATAAAAAAACCCGTTACAAGAAATAACGGGTTTTTTTAACTTTCTTTTATTCTACTTACTTTTTAAGATCTAAGAGCCTTTTTGCAACTCGTCGGGTGATTTCGTTAACAAGCTCGTCGCTATCAACGCTCTCATTAGCTCTTTCAAATCCTGCATCGTTGCGTCGGGATTTTTCTTTCTTTTTCTTGGAACCCTTAAGGTCCTTATCAGCAGTTTTACCGCGCTTCATGCCAAGACGTTCGTCTTCTTTGTCGTCGTACCCCTGCTCTTCTTCGAGTTCTTCTTCTTCTTTGATGTGACCCATCTCTGTATCATCATCATCATCGCCACCCACACCACTCATTCCAGTGTTCAAGTCGGCTTCTTCTTCGCTGGTGGGTTCTTCCAAGTCAACGTCGATGTCGTCTTCAACTTCGATTTCGTCTGGCGTATCATCCATGGCGTCGCCAGTCATCTCAGCGTCAACTTCAACGTCAAGGACTTGGCTGAGCAAGTCAGCGATTCCAGCAGCAAGGCGTTGAGCAATCTCTGTGTTGCCAGCGGGGGCTGGTTCTTCTAGCTCGATTTCAGCGTCTTCGTCGCCGGGTAGCTCGTCCACATCAACATCGAGTTCGCCTTCGGCACCGAGTTCGTCTTCAACTTCGATTTCTTCTTCAGTTTCATGGATACCGTCATTTTGCTCGGCACATGGGGATTCTTCTAGCCCTTCTTCAGTCACTTCTTCTTCTTCTTCTGTGATTTGAGTATCGAGGAAGTTTTCCGTAAGTTTTTGGATATTAGCAAACTTCATCATCTTGCGAATTTCGCCTTCATTAAGCATCTGCTTTTTCATTAGATTCTCTCCTTGAAATAAATAAAAGTAGTAATAAAAGATGTTTATCTTTCACAATATATAGTTCTTTAAAACGTTAACGTTCTGTTTTTTATTCACATAAAAGAAGCTCTTTTAAGTATTGCTCATCAAAGCCGCTTTCGCGCCTTAATCTTTTAAGCAATTTGTTTAAAGCCTCTTGTTCTATTTGCTTTACTCGGACAAAGCTAATATCTAGCCTTTTGGCGACCTCTCGTAGAGAAAGGTGGCTATTTTTGTTAATAGACTCGTAAGTACAATTTAAGTCCTTTGGGTAGTCAACCCACATTCGGCAATCTTTTTTCTTACATTGTTTCTTCTTTTGTCTGCAATCTTCAATACATTTCATAGGTCTGGATGCTCCTCCTCCATTATGTCAAAAAAATTCTCAATATCATCGTTATCAAGACCAAATTGCGATCTAGTATCTTTGGCTTTGTGGGCGCTTTTCGTGATTTTGTTCGAGAAAGATCTGCCGTCTAGCTTGTTTTTGCTTTTAAACTTTTCTATAAAAGCTACTAAATCTTCATCCCTCTCCAAATAGCCCGTGATCATCATCCGAAAGAACATTGATTGATTTAAATTATCAGTTCTTAAACGAATTTTTAGGTCTGTTTGTCTCTTGCCTGAATCGTAGAACATAAACTTTTTACGCTCTTCCGGTGTCGGTATCGTTGGATCTTTCACGGTGCCTCCTCAACATCAGCTATGGATGGGTCGTAAACATCATCCCAGCAACCCGAGGCAGGATCAACACTGTAGCGATAGACGCCGTACTGATCTTGCTTGGTATCGAAACAGCAACTACAGAACTGCCAGGTGCGTGCCTTCACGGGATCGCCAAAATGCTCTCCGCGAGAGCATCTCTGAATCCCTTCAGCACCATCGGGACATATGCACGACCGTTTCTCCCAGCCTTCACAATCGTAGGTAACTGGCTCGGCGCAGGTCGTTAGAAGAATCACAGTTAAGATTAATACTCTCACTAAAACCTGCCTAGAATATGAGTGCTACTTTCATTACGACCTGCGGTGCTTTGCTTTACAAATCGACTCTTAACGCGCAAATCTTTTAGACAAGAAGCGCCCGTATAAGATAACCCACTAGCAATCCCGCCGTGAAAGTCTTGAAGGATTTGCTCAATGCCGCCGCGATAAGGGACTGTAGTAGAAATTCCTTCTGGAGTTGAGGATCTTCCACGATAAGCTTTTTGCGCGTTGAGCGAAGCCATTCCTCTGTAGACTTTGTATTTGATTCCTTCGTTGGTTTTGAGGACATCCCCTGGTGTTTCCTTAGTGCCTGCTAAAAGCGAACCTACCATTACAAAGTCTGCACCGGCAGCGAGCGCCTTTACCATATCGCCTGTAGTTTTTATGCCTCCATCGGCTATTATTTTTGTATCGTATGTGCTTTTAGCACAATCAAGGACACTCTGTAAAGTTGGTATCCCATGACCAGTAACTAGTCTGGTTGAACAAATTGAACCGCCGCCGATTCCGACGCGGATACTATCAGCGCCCCACTCAGCCAATGCGTCAAAGGCTTCGCGGGTGGCAACATTTCCAGCCATTACGTGAACGGATTCTGCAAAGGTATTCTTTAATTCTCGCAAAGCTTTCTTAACGAGAACATGATGTCCGTGCGCTACGTCGAGACATAACACTTGCACTCCCGACTCGCATAAAGCCATAGCACGCTCAAAATAATCCCCAGTAACGCCCGCGGCGGCTGATACCCTAGCATCTGGATTTTTTCGGAAGATATCGCGAACAAGCTTTAGTTGTTCATCGATTGTATTATAACGATGAATTACTCCCAAACCTCCAGCCTGGTGCATAGCGAGGGCCATGTCTGTTTCGGTAATGGTATCCATTGGGCTAGATATAACAGGCAACTTGAAACTCAAAACGTCATCAAGATTCGACGTTAAATCAACTGCTTTGCGCGTGGCAAGCTCGCTGTATTGGGGGACAAGCAGAACATCATCATAAGACAATGCTTCAGTTAGACTGTCGCCGTGTGACCAGCTTTTAGGACGATGAATTTGCATGACGTGTCTTCTCCTTTAGTTGTACAAGATAGCGAGTCAAATACCAGACTGCTTTTTCGATGTCTTCAACAGGATTTTTTTTGTGCTGGTGTCGTACAATATATTTTACAACATTCCCGCAATTGAAGTTAAGATCCCAAGCCTCGATGGCGTCGATAACCTCTAGAGTGCCCTTGTTGTAATGGGCTGGATGGTTTACCTTCTCTTCATCGCGGACGCAACCCTGGTCGTCTTGCGGGGATGGGCAACGACCGCAGCCCTTCTTTTTGTTCTTAGGTTTTTCCACTTTATTCTCCTGTGCTCCCTAAAGCTCCGTCTCCTCGTTCAGAGATCGTGATTGGATAGTGCCCATAAAGATCTCCAGATGCCGACTCCAGTGCTCGGAATGGGACGACAGGTATCAATACAACTTGCGCTATCTTTGCGCCTGGGGCGACACTGTGTTGGATATTTCCAATGTTGTGGATATCAATGAACACTTCTCCGTCATACCCCGAATCGATTACGTGAGCACCGACAATCAGGTTTTTTTTAGCAGCGATAGAAGAACGATTCATCACTTGAAGCATATAGCCATGAGGGATTCCAAATCGTAATCCCGTTTGAAGTCGCGTGCTTCTTCCAGGGTGTAGATATGATGTCTTTCCGTTCTCTGGACTGAAGTAAACATCAAGCCCAGCATCGCTGGGGTTGCCTCTTGTCGGAGGGGTTACATTATCTCTAACTCTCGTATATTCAATTATCATTTTTTGCCTCTATCCTTTTCTTAAAGTCTTCGATAACACTTAGTGCTTTATCCCAGCATGTAGGACAATAAAGACGGACTTTGCCCTCTTCTTCTTTGACAACAACATTCCAGCTCTTAACCTGCGTTGGATTCTTTTTATCAAACGGTGACTGGCAAGTTTCGCAGTGGTCACCGAGCTTCCCAAAAAAAGTCATTTTCTCTTGGATATCTTTTTTATTTTCTTTGTATTTCTTACGTCTCATTTTTTTATCAAAGCTTCCCATAATATACCTCCGTTTGTCGTATAAGTCAACCTAATAGTTTAAAATTCTGTCGAATGGACTTGGTAGAATATCCCCAGATAGGATGGTACTCAAGGGCAGAAGCGTAGACACGATTAAGGTGCAGCACATCTGACCCTGGTACAATGCCCCAGCAACGTATTGTCGAGATGGTAGACGTCTCGTCGATAACCTTTACAATCCAATATTCCCGACCAGTCTTTGTTTTTCGTTTTATCACTTCTCTTGGTATGAACCAAGCTGCTTTAAGATCACGATCCCAGTTGCCAAGAGGTGGAACTTTATAGTGATCAATAGCATCTCTTATTTCTTGTGTCATCACCAAATCAAAAGGATAAATTCCAGTTCTTGATGAGATGTGCTCAATACGCTCTTCAGGTGAAAAGTCCTTTGGTGTTCTGAATTCTTCTATGTGCGATAGAAGTTTCTTCCTAGTCTTGGGTCGGTTCTCCACGCATGAAAGACAGAAGTGTTTTAAGCCCGTGAACCTTTCATCCACTAAGGAATCTAGTGCGCCGCTTTCTGCCATTGCCTGTAGTCCTTTCTTGTTAAGTTTAGAATAAACAACGTTTTCATTAAATAAAAGTTCCTCGGGAGTGTTGAAAGGACGATTGTTGATTATTTGTTCAATGGCTTTGTCGCCCAGACCCTTAATCGAACTCAAAGGCTGTATTAGGGTTTTCCCGTCTACAGCAATTTCCCACTGTGCAGTGGAGCTATTAACATTAACCTTTTGAATGTTGAAGCCATACTTTTGAACTAGGTTTACTGCAAACTCTTTACGGGCTTCCGGTTCTTTGTCAAGGAATGCCGCAGCCCAACATTCTGGATAGTAATAATAAAGCCAAGCACACTGATAAGACAAGATCGAATACGAGACAGCATGGCTTTTGTTAAAACCGTAGCCTGAGAAGTATTCGAACTTCTTCCACATCGCGTCGGCGGTTGTGCGGTCTATACCTTTCTCGACACAACCATCAACAAACTTAACTCTAATCTTTTCTTTTTCTTGCGCTCCCTTACCTGTACCTTTTTTCGTCAAGAGTTTGCGAAGTAGGTTGGCCTCATCCAAGCTGATATTTTTGCCGAGCTTGTTAGCAAGAAGTGCAATCTGTTCTTGAAAGATAAGAAAGCCTGCTGTCTCCTCGGTGACCTCTTTGACAATGTCGTTGACATAGTGGATGCTATCTGGCTTTCTTTTTGCCTTGGCATATTCCTGGTCTACCTTGGCGGATAAAGGTCCTGGTCTGTAAATCGAAGTAATCGCTGAAATGTCAATGATGTTGTTGGGCTTCGCACTCTTGCAGAATTTCTGTGCGCCGTCGTTCGTAAACTGGAAGACCCCAACGAAGTTGCCCTTGTGAAATACGTGCTTATAAACATTTTTGTCTTCAAGGTCGATAACATCAGGATGCAAGTTTTTACTATACCACTGGGATACATCAGCATAGGTGGGGTTTTCAATCCCAGCCTCTCTACGCAGCATGTGTTTAATACAAGATTCAATCATCTCCAATGTTGACAGTCCCAGTAAGTCGAACTTAATAAAGCCTAGCGGCTCTAGATGGCGGACGTTCATCCCTTCGGACCAAGGCGTTTGGAGAATGCCGCCTGAACTGATCAAGGGCATGTGCTTATCGAGGTTTTCCCCGATCACGACGCCTCCAGCGTGTCTACTGGTCGAGCGCCTTTGCCCGAACAAGGCTTCAACATGTGTTTTGATCTGGGGATGTTTTCTTAGAAATTTTTGAAGGGATTCGGAATATTCCATAACCTCTTCAAAAGTAGGATTGTACACGCCAGCCTTGATGCCGTGCTTAGCTTTGGCTTTTGGCATTGCCTCTTTTTCCATCACAGAGGTGACCGAGTTGACTTCTTTGAATTCTACATCATAAAATTTACTGATGTCTTTGATCAGGGACCGTAATTGCAAAGTATTAAAATTTGAAATAGGAATAACAGTTTTGTTACCCCACTCATCAGCAAGAATCTCCTTAAGACCAAAGGCATCTGATACATCATAATCGATATCGGGATAGTCAGTAGCGTCAGAACGCAAAAAGCGACTAAAAAGGAGTCCGTACTTAATAGGATCAACTTGGGTGATGCCAAGAACATAAGCTACCAGGGAACCAGCGGCTGAGCCTCGTCCTGGTCCTGATAGCATATGCTCGTTCGCTTTGTCAGAGATAGCTTTCATTGTAAGGAAATACTTGCTGAACCCTCTCTCGTCGATGACGCGCAGTTCGTGACGCAATCGGTCCACATATTCATTCTTTTTGTGGAGCTTGAATTCCTTTAGTCCGCTGATGCACTGAGCTATAAGCGCGTTGGTAGCAGTTTCTCCTTCAGGGACAACAAACGACGGTAAGCGTACTTTATTGTCCGGTACAAAGTCTTCAATGCGATTGAAAGCAATCTCATGGGTAAGACTAATAGAAGAAAGAATATCAGAATCATTATAAGGTCTATCAGAATACTTGCTGTATTCCTTATAGGATTCCCACATCTGATCGCCGTTCTTAGGATATAACTCATAACCGACTTCCTCCAATTGTTCTGGCAGTTCTGGCGAGAGCCAGTCTGGCAGTTCGGCTGGTTTGTCTTTGTACTTAGTTATGAGAGGAAGAATCCCCAGTCGCTTATAAAGCTCCCGATCCTTCCAAGAGGTGGGTGTTGGGTAATGACTGTCGGCGGTGGAAATCACCTGTATTCCAAATTCCTCTTTCATTTGAAGAACATAATGGTTAAGATTGTGTTGGTCTTTGGATTTAATCCACTGAAGTTCTCCGTACCAACGATCGCCAAAAATATTTAACATTTTTTTTGTTATGTCGCGCATTGCCTCCAGAATCGCCTGGTCGCCCTTGTCTTTGTTATTCCAGTAAACAGTGGCATAAACCCCTCCGAGGCATGCACTTGAGGCGATGATTCCCTTATTATACTTCTTAAGAAGTTCCAAATCCAGGCGCGGATATCGATAGAAGTTGTCGCCTTGGAAGGATTCAGAGATTAAGCTGTATATGTTATTAAGTCCTTCTTGGTTCTGAGCAAGGAGGATAAGATGACTGCGTGTTCGGAGCTTGTTGTTTTTGCCCTTAGAAGCGCCTTCGTTTTCGGCAGTAATCTTCTCGGCTTCTTTCTTCGATTTAGAAGCAGCTTTTTTATCTGACTGGGCTTTCTCGTATTCTTCTTTCCATTCCGCGACCGATGGGACGAAATAGGCTTCGACGCCATAAATGGGCTTAAAGCTTTTACCGTCAGCTTTCATCTTCTTGGCGTGAAGGACTTGATATGCAAGTCCGTTCATATTACCATGATCAGTTAAGGCGAGAGCCTCGCTACCGTTTTGGTAGGCGAAATCCATATGAGCTTGGGGATACCCCAGAGCGTCAAAAGGAGAGCCTGCAACGCTATGAGCGTGCAGACCAACAAAGGGTATGGATGATTTAGTGCGTTGCATAGTTCCTCACTTTCTAAGCAACTATATTATAGCCCTCTTCTTAAGAAAGTCAAGAAAATATCAGGTGCCGCGAGTATCTACGATCGTGCGAATAAAATAACCCTGGTCGTCTTTGGCGACATATTGTTTACCTGGGGCGTGTCCAGCCTTGTCGATTCGCGCTTTAAGAGCGGCGGCGGCTTCTTTATCACTTGATGCTTCAATACGTGAATCGGTGCTTGGATCGAAGGTTTTTTCTGGGGTTCTTTTCTTTTTCTCAGGAGGAGACGACCAAGGAACCATTTTCCTTGACTTTTTATCTCTCGTCTGATCGAGGAATTTTTTCCAAGCGTCTTCTTCTTCCAAGACCTCTTTGATAATGTTTTTTAAATCATCGTATTTCATTACTTATCTTCTCCGTTGCTGTGGTATAAATAGTTGATAACTATCGGTACTGCTATGGCTGCGAGTATCCAATACGCTCCCATAATATTAAGTAGTTAACTTAAGTATCTTTCAC